AATTTTCGCACGTGAACATTTAGCTAGATGGGCATCCGTTTTACGAATAGGAACTTATTCAACAACATCCGCTGGATTTGTGTTCAAACTCTTAGAAGCCGCAAATATTTACAAACCTTCCACCGTTCTTGGAGTGTCTATGAATGATGTTGTAACTTTCGTACTGACCTATCTAGTGGTATCCTTAGGTTGGTTTTACAGGCCTATTAAATTTTGGACTTTGCTTTATCCTTTATTCTTTTTCTTACTGGAGCTTTGGTTCATAAGATTTAACCCCTTGTGGGCATTCATTCCTGCTTTAGGTTTAGTGGCATTCTTTTCTAGATTACAAGTCGAAGATCTGCGTGCAATGTATAACAAAGGGCGGTTTTATCCAAACACAAGTCGTGATGAAGTTATCCGTGTGTCAAGTGGGAAAGTTTTTAAAAAAGTTCATAGAGCTCGTTGGCATGACTTGGAAACCTCAGGTGATCTTGATGATGAGAAAATTAAACGTGCTGTATCTATTGCTCCGCGGTGGGGCACGATTGATCCTTTTGGACATCAATGGTTTGCTAGTACTGACTTGACCTTAAATCCAGATATTTACATTGAGAGGGAACAAGATTGGGGATCCGTATTTCTGCCCATATCGACGTCTCAGAATATATCTCGTTTAACTAAAATCCGCAAGCGTGCTGTGAAGGCCACCGTTTCTACTTCTGAAGTTGTAGAGGGCACTAACTTCTCCATCTTCCAATTGTGGTTTGGGAAGATTGTGGCAATAGCTTGGAATTATTTGTTTCCATGCTCTGAGGAAGCTCTTTCGCCTAGCATAAAATTAAGCGAATTTGAAAAGTCTAGATTTGGTTTGATTTTTTACGCCGTGAAGAATGTAATGATGAAAGTAGTTAATTTTGTCACATGCGTTTATACTTTCCTACGTGAAAAGTTATCACGTGATAATTCTTCTGCTTCAAGTATTAATGACACACACGATTATGAATCAGCACTCTCAAATGACTCAAGTGAAGGGAGCGAGTACCTGGACACCGTTGACACTGTGTTTAGGCGAAACCAAGTTAGTTTGTTTAAAAGAAAATGGTTTCTTTTGGTTGGCATGTTCTCTCGATTACTTAGACGTAGGAAGCAAACTACGTCCACTTGGTTAATTCTCAAACTATTAACATTTTCTAAATTTCTTATGCTTGCGTTAATTGGATTTGTCATTTTGGCTGTTACGGTACATAATTTCCACACCTTTAGGTTTGATGAAACAGATGCTCATTATGATGACCCTCTTTCGACTAATCTTTCATTAGTGTGGTCTGGATATCATGGCTTAATCAATTTATGGGAGATCTCACTTAAAAGACGAGTGGTTATCCTTGACAGGATGTTAGCCTC